TGGGTATGACCAAGAGGACCTCGACGCCATGATCTTATCGATAGAGGCGCCTCAGATTGAGCAAGAAAAGAAAGAGAAGACCTGTCCCAACTGTGGGCATGTCCTCAGTGGGTCGGCTCGACCTCGTCCTCGATAATCGGCATAAGCGATGAGGCGTCTGGGGGGATAAACCCCACCGGAACATCAACCCATCGAATCCTCATATCTCCTGAGTTTTCGTTTTCATCCATGATGCTGATGATAAATCTTGCGGCGGCCTCTAGTGCCCTCTCTGGCGTTGCTGCGCTATCCCGAAGGACCCCATCGCACATGACGTTCCATTTGGTATATGCGGAGCCGCCAATGTAGCGAATAACGACATCCGTATATTGTTTCATTGGATCAGAGTAGTTCACTGTCATCATCCTCTTCAACTCTATTCTTCTCTGCAAGGGGCAGTGGGGAGACCGGGCGAAGTGGGCAGGTTGCGTCCCAACACTTTGGTGACTCGTCAGAGCCAGCGCACGCTCGGCACATCGAGTCAACAGACGCTCGGTATATCTTGATGACGTTAACCGTTGCCGCCTCTTTGACCGGGGCGTCAAGGACTGCCCGTAGGGTTTTAAGGTCATCTGTGGAGACAAGCGCTCTTCCATAGTGAACATCCCTCAGCCTGTTCAGGGTCATCTCAACCCCAACGATAGAGGCGACTCGGGCAAAGGCGTTGAATGTCATGTCATATTTGGAGAGTATGGAGTTGATAAGGGAGCTGAACTCTTTGTAGTTTCCGGGATTCTTTTTCTTGTCATTGCTGACAACATCCCGAATCACCTACTTGGTCTTTTTCGCTTCGGACTTATTGGTGTCTAATGCTTCCGCATCAGGGGCTGGTTGAGCCGCCGATATAATGCTCTTCAAGCGCTCAATCTCATTCTTGAGCACGTCAATCTCCATGGTCTGTGCTCCGATCTTACGGAAAAGGTCTTCTACTGTCATCCTGAGAACCTCGTTGCTGAGGTGAAGTAAAAACCGACTCCACCAACATCTGCGGCATATACAAGAGCATCGACCATGTCGTCGTGCTCGCTATTGGGGAATCCTAGCATCTCACCCTCTAACGTGCTAATCCCGGGTCCGCCGCGAAGGTGAAAGACCTTGCCGGCCTCGTAGCGGGCGGCGAGCGCACGGGACCTCACAACCTTGTCTCGGTCTGGCCGAATCGGTCTCGCCGGAAGCCTCGTGCTGGAAAGCATCTCCCGCACAAACGTGCTCTGGTGCTGGACGGCCTCGATGTTGACCGCCTCAAAGTTTCGCGGGCTGTCCGTGTTGACGTCCTGTTGCCCGCGGAGGCCAACGTACATGGATGGCCAAAGAATCTTTGGGCCAGTAGATCCGTCAATGATTACTCCGTTCTTGTCCACGCCGGTCAGCCACTGCTGATGTCCCTGGATCAAGCGCTCCCTGTAGGCTCCAACAACGTAGAGGTTGTTGTCCGCGTCCTCAACGATCTCAACGGCGGCAGTGTAGTCGGAGCGCTCGCTTGCAGAGGACGCAAGGTCAACGCCAATCCTTCTTGCACCTGCCGGAACCTTCTCAACGTACTGAAGGAAGTCGTGCCTGAAAATGTTTCCGCCCATCTGCGTAACATCGTTCTGGTATTGAAGGGAGAAAATAGGACCACCCAACTCCTCCTTCTTCTGAAGGAGTACTGCCTCCGTGTACATGTCTGGCCACAGTGGGCCCTCGTCTTCAAGCGCTCGCCTCTGGTATGTAGGCACGCCCTTTCTGGTCAACTCGGCGTAGAAGTCGTCTTCGTGCCAGCGTGTGCCGATGTACCAGCGCTTTGATCCCGGAACAAGCATTGGGTCAACGACCTGCCAGTAGGTCTCGCTGGACTTCTGCCGCTGAAGCGCGGTTGCATTTTCCTTGATGCCGACCATGTCGTCTGCCATGAGCACATCAAGACGGGCTCCAGGCTTAATTGAGCCCACCCCGTCTGCGAAGCACGTTGCGTCCTTGCCAAGGTTGGTACCCTTAATGGTCCACACCTCGTCGGTCCACTTTGTCCCAATCACCCCATCCCTTGCCCACTCAAACACTTCGGCAAAGCGTGGATGCTCAACAAGCGCACGAACAGCCCGGGATCGGGCGAGGGCATCGGAAAGAACTGCGGTGAGGATGCCCACCCGGATCTGCCCCTTGCTTACGCCGATCAGTCGTGCCGCACGATGGAGGAGCTGGGTCGTCTTCGCATGACCTCGTGGCATGAGCACGAGACCGCGTGGGTTGTCGTCAAGGAACTGCTCCATCTCCTTGAGATGCTTCGGGAAGACGAGGTTGCTGACGTACTCGGCGAACGCCGCGTCAGACGTCTGCGCTTTCCGCCTCAGCCAATCCCGGTACTCCTGGTTGTTCATCTGGTGCCTCCTCCCTGCCCTTGATGGACTCAATGTCTTCTGCCCATGTGCGCAACCTGGCGGCTACCTGTGCTGGTGGAAGGTGGTCGATCTCGTGGTCGGTCTGCATCACTTGAATTGCACCGCCGCCCGGGCCGCTGATCTCTGCCTTCTCCGGAGCGTATGCGCCCGTGAGTTTGGCAATCCTGTCGACAACCTCTAGTTGCAACTTGAGCGCAGCGACTGCCGCGCTGGTTCCGCGCGCCTTTGCCGCCTCAATGGCAGCCTGTTGAGAGATCGAGTTTGCCTTAGCAATCAGCTCCAGCCTGGTTCCGCTGACGTCAAGCCCCTGCTCTTTCCACTCTTGGCGGATGACCGTGAGGTGCCTTCGGACCGTGTCCTCAGCGAGGTCAACCTGCTTGGCGATAGCGCCGGGGTTCATGCCGGCGAGGAGGAGCGAGCGAATGCGGTCTCGCACCGCCTGCACCTGTCCCTGAGGAAGTCTTCCTGGTCGTCCCATTGGGTCTCCTAAATGACGTTGTCGTGGGGTTATTATACATCACGCAGTCGCTGATTATGTTGTGTGATCTTGCTTTTGGTGTAAAATGCCACGTATGGCAATTATTGATTACGACATCTCCACAGAGCAGGGCAGCAGCCTTTCGCGCGTTGTGACGTACAAAGACGCCAGCGGAGTTCCGGTAAACCTTACGGGGTACACAGCCCGCATGCAGGTGCGCCCGCGAGCCTCTTCCGGCTACGCCTACCTCTCCCTCACAAGCCCGTCCAGCGGGCTCACGCTTGGCGGCTCAACCGGAACGATCACCATTCTTGTTGACGGGTCGGTAACCTCGGCAATACCGGCAGGAAGCTACGTCTATGACCTTGAGGTTGTAAACGGTGCATATGTGGATAAGGTCATGGGTGGCGACTTCACCCTGTCAGCGGAGGTAACACGATGAGCACGATTAGCGTCGTTGGTGATAACGGAGAAATTCAAGTTATTGAGCCCGCGAATACGGCGCAAGTTCGCGTATTCAACACCGCCACGGCCCCGGCGCCGACGGTTGTTAACATTGGTTCTGCGTTTGTCTACTTCATATTTAATCAAAACTCACCGTCGACCACGTGGAATATTACCCATAACCTTGCTAGGCGCCCAAGCGTCACCGTGGTGGATTCTGCAGGTACCGTTGTGGTTGGCGAAGTGACATATAACAGCGATAATGCCCTTACAATCCAGTTTTCCGCTGGATTCAGCGGCCAGGCATATTTAAACTAGGAGACCAAGATGGCAGTCAAGTTTCTTGCTAATGTAGACCTTCAGAAGAATGAGCTGCTCAACGCGGTCATTCAGAACCTTCCTACCGCCCCATCAACTGGACTTGTTGACGGCCTTATCTACTACGATACCGCCCTTGACGTTCTTCGCGTATACGCCAACGGCGCGTGGACATCGCTCTCTACTGGCGCAGGAACCGTCACCTCCGTTACCGGTACTGGTGCAATCTCCTCAACGGGCGGCACAACCCCAGTCATCAGCATTGCTGACGGCACGACAAGCGTTAAGGGTGCCGTCCAGCTTGAGAACTCGTACTCAAGCACTTCGACGACAACCGCTGCAGTTCCCGCTGCAGTTAAGGCCGCGTACGACCTAGCCGCCAGCAAGGCAAGCACCGCCAACAAGCTGAGCGACTTTGCTGCGACAACCTCCCTTGAACTGAAGGGCACTATCTCCGATGAGACCGGATCTGGCGCGCTGGTATTTGCTACCAGCCCAACGTTGGTTACACCAGCGCTTGGCACTCCATCGAGCGGTGTGCTCACAAACGTCACGGGGCTGCCTATCAGCACAGGTGTTGACGGTCTTGGTTCTGGCGTTGCAACGTTCCTTGCTACCCCATCTTCTGCAAACCTAGCAGCAGCGGTAACCGGCGAGACCGGAACCGGTGGGCTGGTTTTTGCTGACACCCCAACCCTCATTACGCCAAACATTGGCGTAGCGACTGGTACAAGCCTTGTGCTTTCTGGCGACCTTACGGTCAACGGAACGACGACAACGATCAACTCAGTCACCGTCACTGTTGACGACAAGAACATCGAACTTGGTTCTGTTGTAAGCCCAACGGACGCTGGTGCTGACGGTGGTGGTATTACCCTTAGGGGCGCAACAAACAAGACAATTAACTGGATTGATGCAACCGACGCATGGACCCTATCTGAGCATGTAGACCTTGCCAGCGGCAAGAAGTTCTACATCAACGGCACGGAAGTCCTTAGCGGCACCACGCTTGGATCAGGCGTCACCGGCTCAAGCCTCACTTCGGTTGGCACGATTGCCACCGGTGTGTGGAACGGTACCGCAATCGCCATCGCAAACGGCGGTACTGGTTCGACCAGCGCCGGCGATGCCCGCACGGCCCTTGGCCTTGCGATCGGCACGAACGTTCAGGCGTACAACTCGACCCTGGCCGCAGTGGCAGGTGGAACGTACAGCGGCGATGACAGCATCACGACCGTTGGCACGATCTCTGCTGGCACCTGGCAGGGCACGGCGATTGGCGCAACCTATGGTGGTGCCCTTCGCTACGCGACGAGCGCAACCTGGACCACGGGCGAAGCAAAGACCATTACCCACAGCCTCGGGACGAAGTCCGTACAGGTCGCCCTGTATGACTCCACGGATGCCCAGGTGTTTGCCGATATCGTCACCGCAACAACCGACACGCTGACGGTCACTATTAGCCTTGCAGGAACCTACCGAGTCGTTGTAAACGCGTAACGAACAGGGAGCGTACCCCTCTTGGCGCTTGATTTAAGCGTCAAGGGGGGTATAATCTTTATATGACAAAATTCATAGGCACCAGAATATCCCTGCCTAGGCTAGCCAATGCCCCGTCGTCGCCAGCGGCAGGGGACGCCTACTACGACACCGTTGCCAATACTGCCTATGTGTATAACGGCACATCTTGGGTAGACCTTGCTGCATCTGGCGGAGGCTCAGGCGATATTACCGATGTCGTCGCTGGAGCTGGCCTCACGGGCGGTGCAAGCACTGGTTCTGCGACTCTTGATGTTGGCGCCGGAACTGGTATCACCGTCAATCCTGACAATGTGGCAATTGACACCACTGTTGTTGCCCGCAAGACCGATAAGCTATCTGCATTTGCTTCTACTACATCCGCAGAACTTGCTGGAGTTGTTTCAGACGAGACTGGATCTGGCTTGCTGGTATTTGGAACTGGACCAACGCTTTCGCTTCCGGTCATTGATAACCCAAAACTAGGATATTCAACTACGGTCACATCCGCCTCAACGTTAACCCTCACAAATACATCTGGATACTATCAATTCTTTACTGGCTCAACAGCCAGCCAAGTTGTCCGGCTTCCAGATGCAAGCACAATGACCTTGGGTCAGGGTTTTGAGTTTTCCAATAATTCTAGCCAAAGCATTTCCGTCCAGTCGTCTGGCGGAAACGTAGTTGCCAACCTTTTGGCCGGAATATCCTATAGGGTTTTGTGCATTCTTACCTCAGGAACAACCGCCGCATCATGGGATGCGGAGTTTGTTGGCGCAACTAATATTAACGGAACTGGACAAATTGTAATGAGCAGTTCGCCAACAATAACAACCCCAGATATCTCGGGCCGCCTAGTTTTAAATGACGCCATAATTTTGGTTGCAAGGTCCATAACTTCAAGCGGTGGAACTACTGCAATTTCAGCAACAACTGATGCAGTTGTTATCGTGACCGGTACATTGGGGCACACCCTAACACTACCAACTGTGTCATCAGCTTCGGTATTTTTTTGGATTAGGAACAGCAGCACGCAATCAATAGCAGTAAATACTAACGCCGGATCACTGGTCGCAACGGTATCTTCTGGTCAAATTGTTAACCTTATTTGTTTGGTTTCCAACGGTGGATCAAACGCCTCAGATTGGTCAGTGCATTTCCTTGGCGGCTCAACGGCAACTGGCACTGGCGCAAGCGTATTTGCCACCAGTCCTTCTCTGGTAACGCCAAGCCTTGGAGCCGCCACAGCAACCTCCATCAACAGCACAACGATCCCATCGTCCGCAACCCTTGTTACGACTGGAGATACTGGCTCCGTTACGAGCACGATGATTGCCAACGATACCATTGTCAACGCCGACATCAATTCCGCTGCGCAAATTGCCCTTAGCAAACTTGCAACAGACCCTCTTGCTCGAGCAAACCACACTGGCACGCAGACCGCCAGCACGGTCTCTGACTTTGATACGCAAGTACGCACCTCAAAGGTCACTGACCTTGCGGCACCGACCACATCGTTCTCCATGAACAGCCAAAAAATTACCAGCCTTGCAACGCCAGCAGCAGATACCGATGCAGCAACCAAAGGCTATGTAGACGGTGTGGCAAACGGATTGGATGTAAAAGCATCAGTGCGCGCCGCAACAACCGCAAACATTACACTTAGCGGAACTCAGACAATTGACACTACAGTTTCTGTTATTGCTGGGGATCGAGTGCTTGTTAAAAATCAAACAACGAGCTCGCAGAATGGCATTTACATTGTTGCCGCCGGGGCATGGACAAGGGCAACCGATGCAGACGCTGATGCAGAAGTAACGACTGGCCTGTTTACTTTTGTAGAAGAAGGAACTACCAATGGCGATACCGGTTGGGTACTGGCAACCAATAACCCTATTACCGTTGGAACAACCTCACTTGTGTTCTCGCAATTCTCTGATGCAGGATCGTATACAGCGGGGACTGGTCTAACTCTCGCTGGCACGCAGTTTGCACTGGGATCAGTTCCTAACGCAAATACAACTGCAACCACGTCAAATACCGCAAGCACCATTGTTTTGCGTGACGGGAGCGGAAACACCTCAGCAGCGCAGTTGAGCGGAGCCATCCCATCCGCGGTGACAGGCAAGGCTAAAGTTACCTATGACGCAATTGCAAATCGTGCAACCGCGGTGCCATCACCTAACGCTGGGGACATCTTTTACAGCACAGACGAAGATTCCATTGGCGACATGGTGCTTACCGATTCAGTTTTAAGCACAAGCACGATCACCGCCGCCACCCCAAATAGCGTCAAGACGGCGTATGACCTTGCAAGTACTGCCAATACCACCGCTGGTGCAGCAATTCCCAAGTCTACCGTCACAACTGCTGGGGATATTATCTACGCCACGGGCGCAGCGGCAGTCACTCGACTTGGGATTGGATCAACAAATAATATCTTGACAGCAGGGGCATCCGCTCCCGCGTATCAATCACTTTCTACGTTGCACGGAACCGTAGCAACCGTGCCTTCACAGGTTGCAGGTGATATTGTCTACGCATCAAGTGGAACAGCCCTTGGGAGGCTGGGCATTGGCTCAACAAACAGTATCCTGACGGCAGGAGCATCCGCCCCCGCATATCAGACGTTGTCTACGCTCACAGGAACGGTAGCAACCGTTTCGTCTCAGGCTGCCTACGATATCCCCTATGCCACAAGCGCCACGGCTCTTGGTCGTATTGCGAACGGAACAACAGGGCAAGTTTTTACCGCGACAACGAGCGCCGCACCATCGTGGGCAAATCCAGTGGGATCAGATATCTTAACCTCTACCTCCCTGTCTGCAACTACAAGCGTTGTGTATTCTTCTATCCCTCAGAAATATAAATACCTCTACCTAACATATGCAGCCACAGCAGGTGGTGGCGCCTGGATATCCGCCTTCACTGACACTACTGGCGCTGGAACGTTTGGCAACGTCTATATTCTCACTGGAAACACTGGTACAACAGCGGGAGCGTACTCTCGTGTTAGGGGCAGCGTCGTGTCTACATTTGGGGCAACTGGCGCAGGGAACCAGTTATCAGGAGCGGGCTCTAGCGATGTTAGCGGTATGTGGCTGAGGATTGATAACTACACTTCTGCCACTGCGGGATCAAAGATTGTAAACGGGACATCAGCAGCATACGTGACATCAGGTACAACAAACTGGGCGTTTGTAAACTTTGCTGGAGTAATCCAGAAGGCAACGGGAACAGACGCTGGCATCAACGGGTTTACCCTTAATTTTGGGTCTGCCACAACTGGTCAAGTAATTCTTTATGGGGGTTATTAATGAATAAAATTTTAGTTAACGTGGAAACCGCAGAAGAGCAAGTTGTTGCCCTTAGCCAAACAGAACTTGCGCAGGTTGCCGCTCAGCAGGCAGAAGATGCAGCCGTTGAACAGGCACGGCAAGAGGCAGATGATGCCAGGGCTGCAGCAAAGGCTTCTGCCAATGCTAAACTGGCTGCGCTTGGTCTCACAGAAGAAGAGATTAGTGCGCTAGTAGGGGGTGCCTAGTGGGTAAGAAGGGGTACATTTGGAGCGGATCTGCGTGGGTAGAGGTATCTGCCCCGCCGCCACGCACAAACACAGTGTTTTACCAGACGACTGCTCCATCTACTACGGTAGATGGAGATATCTGGATTGATTCTGATGACGAAGTCATAGGGTCTACTGGTGCTACTGGCGCAACTGGCGCTACTGGCGCTACTGGCGCTACTGGCGCAACTGGGGCTACCGGCCCAGCGGGTGACCCAACCCTTGTTCTCGGAAGCACCGTCGCCGCGCCAAAAACAGCAAACTACACGTTTGCAATTGGAGACGAAAGCGACTTGTTTATCTTTTCAAGTGCTAGTGCGCTAGTTGCTCAAATCCCAACAAATGCTTCAGTAGCATTTGCAATTGGCACGCAGATCAACATTATGCGATACGGAGTAGGTGCGCTCACTGTTGCTGCAGTGACATCTGGGACAACAACTGTAAGGGCAACCCCAGGAGCAACGTTACGAGCACAATACTCTACGGCTACATGCATTAAGATTGCAACGGATGAGTGGGTAGTCGTAGGAGACTTGTCATGAGGATTCTAGGAACAACTTCCTCTGGTCGCGTTGAAGCGACAGACTATTCAGCGTTTATTGCTCCGTTTAGTCAGCCAGCCGCTGGGACTGCAACAAAATCTGCAACAGTTCCTGCTGGATTTGCTTCTGGCAATGGATACTTTGCAGCCTATGGTGGAGCTGCTAGCTCAAGTACTGTCTCATATACGACCTCGCTTTCAGGCGGAACGTGGTCAACTATTACTGGCGTAAATACCAACGGCGCAGCAAGGGGCATCAGTTACATAGACACTGGTTCAAACAAATACTGGGTTTATGGAAACGACTTCAATGGAAAATTTACATATACCACTGATGGAACGCCTTTTGGTACACGGTCAGAAATTGATGCTGGCGGTGGTGCTAATGCAAACAGTGCAACGATGCTTGTTTACTGTGATGGCGCTGCAAGACCATTCGTTGCAGTTGGTGGGCATGTAACAACTGGAATTTTTATTAGGACAGCAACAACCATTGGGGGGACATACACCGATGCCACTTTTAGTGCTCAAACTAACGGTTCTGTTCAGGGCATTGCGTGGGGCGGAACAGGAACTGGCTCTGACAAGCGACTGATCATGGTAATTGGCGGAAACGGGGCTGGCGCTACGTACTTCTCTGCCGCAAACGACACGACATCGTATACGTTACAGACCGTAACTGGAGGCGACTGTCGAGGTCTTGCGTATACTGGAACCCATTGGCTCTACCTAGGTGATAACCAGTTTGGTCGAGCGCCAGCCGCATCGTTTAGTGGCACAACTGGTAATTCAATTACATACTCAACTCCGTCTCCATTCCCAGGAACGAAGCGCGGTCTTGCTGCCTCACCAACTTATAACGGTGTATGCTACGTATCTGGTGGCACTGCGGTTTATTACAGTATTGACCACGGTGCAACCTGGCTTAATACTACTATGACTCCATCAGTTGCAAGTAACAGGAAGATGTATATGGATAGCAGTATCGCTGTATGCTATAGCAACGCAGGGTCTGATATTTCGTACCTAGCATACGCGTAGTGAGGATTGATTATGACTCTTGACAGGAACCAATGGTATGAAATTACTCCAAACGAATCTGGAGCAGTCTTTGCTAGGTGGCGTGATGCCACCGAAGATGGACCAGAGGTATTTGTCTACGAGCAGTCGTATAGCAATGAGATGCCAACAAACGGTGAAATTTTTCTTGTAGAGGAATACGCAGATGAGAACCTTGCTATTTCACGATTAGAACTAGCAATTACTGGGGGGAGTTAACTAATGCCAAAGAAAACATACATTAGGTCTGGCGGAACATGGGTAGATATTACCTCTGGCGCTGCATTCCCAGCATCCTCAAACCCGCCCTCATCTCCAGTAACTGGGCAGGTCTACTTTGATACTGACGACCAGAAGCCATACATCTGGAATGGGACAGCATGGGTAGCGTTCCTTCCGCTATCCTCTGCTACGCCAGCAAGTATTGCCGCAACTTCAGTAGTTGGAACTAGCACAGTCCCATCAAGGGAAGATCACGTTCACGATGGTGTCCCTACCACAAGGACACTCACTGGTACTGCCCCGATTACGGTTGGTGGAGTGTCTGGTAGTGGTCAGGCTCTATCAGCAAACCTTACCGTTGCGGCTACGGCTGCGACAACAAGTGCTGCTGGGGTTGTGCAACTCACGGACTCAGCCCAAAGCACTAGCATTACAACGGCGGCAACGCCCAACGCTGTGTTGCAGTCAACGAAGGATCGGCAATTTTGGCAATACAACAGCACAACAATCATGGGAAATATGCCAAATTGGTTGATTACAACTGCTACTGCCCCAACTTCAGGTTCAGTTGTTCATACGCGCCACATCGCAGAAAGAAACTTTACTGTTAGCAATATTTCAATTACTGCTGCGGGAACTGCATCCGCTGGTCTTACGCTTGCACGATTTGGTATTTACACACGAAGCGGAACGACCTTCACACTTGTTGCGCGTACAGCATCAGATACGACAATTGGAAACACGATCAACACGCGCTATACACGCGCACTTGCTACCACTGGCGGATACCCAGCAACCTACGATTTTTTGGCTGGAAACGAATACTGGGTCTCGTTCATCTTTATTGGAACAACTATGCCAACCGTACCGCAGGCTCCAATAGCCCAGACTGTCAGTTCTACTGTCTACGGAGCGCTTGTTTACGACCAAGCCTCTCAAACAGACCTTCCGACAAGTTCAACTCTCACTACTGCACGTACCAGTCGCTATTATTCAGAGGTATCATAATGCCAGTAATTACTGAACCGGCAGTGTATGACCCAGTCAACGATGAGTGGGTGCAGATCGTCCGCGATGCGGAGACAGGCGACATTATCGGCACCAATACGCGTAAGACAACCTTTGAGAATACAGAAACAGAGGAGACACCAGAATGACGAAAGGTCAAGCGGATCTTATCCTTGCGCGGCTTGACTGAAGAGTAGATTGCTGCCATTATCGGGGGGTAGTCGTAAATAGGCGAAGGGATAGGTAGGACCGTGGCGGAAAAGAATAACAAGATGAAGCATCAGGCGCACAGCCCGGTCATGACTGATCGAATATGCTCCGACTGCGGCAGCGGGATAGTATCAAATGAGGTTTCCCTTGTCCGCGTAATATCCTTTATTGGCGCTAAACGATCCAGCGGGTGGAAAGAGTTTCATAGGAAGCACCTTCCAAAGATTTAACGCATTTCCTGCACAAAAAAAGAAGAAGTAATCCAACTTGAACTGACCTATTTTTCTGATGTTTAATGTTCATGGGAAGGAGAACCATGAACACAAAAGTACTGGCAACGCTCTGCATAATATGGCTGCTTGCATCGACGGTTATCGCAAGCTTTCTGTCCTCACCTGTCTACGCGTATGCGGGATACGACGGGAGCGAATACCCATACACAACGCTTGTCTCTGAGACTGGCGATTACTTTGTCGTGATTGAAGTGCCGTCAACTTTCACTGCTGAAACCGATCTCTGCGACAACACCGCATCCTTTTGGTGTGCCGCGCCGCAACAGGGCGGCAACTTTACTGATTCTGTGCTCTGGCTCTACGACGCTAATGGCGGCCTGCTTACCTCGAACGATGACGACCCGCGCACCAATGGTCAGTCGTACCAGTCTTATATCAGCGTAACCCTTGAAGCTGGCGTGTATCGTCTTCGCGCTGGCCGCTTCAATTGCCACGACGGTTCCTGTTTCTGGCCTGAAGATCCTTTTCCTGAGGGCGGTCACTACCAGTTGCTGACTACTACGGCGCTTATCCTTGACCCAAATCCGCCAACCGTTGTCCCTACTGCAATCCCTTCAATCCTACCAACGCCAGAGCCGACGCCAGAACCTACCATTACACCGGAGCCAACTCCAGAGCCTACCCCGGAACCCAGCGTAGAGCCCACCCCAGAACCTACCCCCACCCAGGCACCGGAAACCCCAGCACCTAGCCCTAGCGTGGCTCCTAGCCCTACGCCAGAGCCTTCTATAACGCCGCCTCCAACCCCTGAGCCAACGCCTGAACCGACGCAAACGCCGCCTCCAACTCCAGAGCCAACGCCAACCCCAACCGAGCCACCCCCAACGGTGGCACCAACACAGGAGCCAACAAATGAACCACCACCAAACCCGACTGCCACACCAGAGCCGACGCCCGAAGGAACCGTGGAGCCAACTATTCCGCCGTCTGTTCCCCCTTCTCCTGATCCCACTGCTGTTCCTCCTCCTGAGCCAACACAGCCCCCTCTGCCAAATCTAGAAGAAGTGGCTGCTGCCGTTGAGCAGGCAGTTGAAGAAGCGATTGCCGCAATTGGCGATGCCGTAGATTCGATTGGCGATACCGCAAGCGCTGCCGTTGAAGCGGTTAGCGAAACGGTATCTGCTGCAGTGGACACCGTGGCAAACCTTGGCAACGAAATCACCGAAGAGCAGCGCGAAGAAGCTCGCGCAACTGTGGTCCCCGCAATCATCATGACGCAGATCGCTACTGCGGTACGTGCAATGTCGCAGGGCGGCGGCGGCTTTGGTGGCGGAGATGGCGGGAAGCCTAAGCGTCCAAGTGGGCCAAAAAACAGCTCGCGACCTGCGGCAAAAACGCAGACGTCAACGTCATCGAAATTAAAAGAGAAAGTTGATAAGTTCAGTAAATGATTGGCGATACGCCAGAAGGGGAATAATATGAGCAATTGGAAGTCGTACTTGCAGCAGATTGTAAATGACGCAGTCGGTCAGTCCTGGACCGTGTTCGGGCTACTCGTCGGATGGATCGTCCTCCCAGACGGTGATACTAGAAACTTTATCGGTAGTGCGCTGGCGCTTCTTACCCTTATCTGGGCGTTGACAATGCCGTTGCGACTTGAGGGTCCAAGCGAGGATTAATACCCCTCTACGACGTTAACCTCTTTTTCGAAGCATGCAAACACTGGCATGCCAGGCTGGATGAACGCTCCCTCCACATTGAAGGAGATGTATTCGTCCGCCTCTGACCAGAAGTTGTCTTCGTCCATCTCTTCAGTCCTTGACCCGACCTCGATGTGGTCGTTCATCATTTCCTTGGCCATGCGAGCAACCATCTTGTTCCTGTCGTAGATAGCAACAGTCTTTGGTCCGTCGCTACCGTGAAAGATGCTCCCGTGCCCGACAAGGCAGTCGTCCCACCCGTCTGCGTACAGGACATCTTCCTGCTTCTCAATTTCCTTTACTGCCTTCATTTGACTAGCCTCCAGAACGTTTTCTTCTTGCAGCGCCAGCAGGCTGCCTGCCGATGGTTTGGATCAAGCGTCGCATCCCCCAAATCTCCACCTGATACAGAAGTATACACGCTTCCGCAGGAGGTGCAAGCCCACCCGCTAGCAGTTGCCGGCGGCTTGTACATATATTGCGTAACAACGCGAAGGCTCACCCCGCCAGCCACCTCGTAGGACTCCTGGGTGACTCTGGAGGCAACGTCCCACCCGCCGTTTTTCAACTCGTTGATGATCTTAATTAACTTATCGATATCGGCAACTATGTCAAGGAATCTAACGTCAGACACCCAAGCCCCGGCCTCCGCCTGGAGCATGGCGATGACCTGCTCTCGCTTAGTCACTGGTCTCGTCCCCATCCTCTTCCACCACCTCAGTTGGATTATTCAATTTCATTTCTTCCTTTAGCACCTTGATTGCGAATGCTACGCCGCGAAGATACGCCATTCTTGCCACAACCTCCTCCGGCGGGACCGCCCCGCTCCTGCGGTCCTGTATGCCCGAAAGAAATGTTGCCGTCAACCGGTCGTGGGCCGAAAGGGCTGCCATCGAGCCGATGTCCCTGTATGGCGGCCTCGGGTTACCCGCCTTAATCCTGCGGCCCTCTGCCTTCTTTCGGAGCCGCTGATCCCGCTTATTGCCCATTCATCATCTCCGCAACGACCTGCAGTGCCCACGCCACCGAGGTTTCCATCAGCTCCGCCTCATCTCCTGCGGTGAAGTAGATGGTTCTCTTGGTCCCGTTGATCTGCGCAATGACCTGGGCCACAATGATTTCATCATCGGTGATTGATATTATGGCAATCACGGCAGGATTCGCAGCAACGGACTTCAGGTATGCGGTAACAACCGCCCCGACCGTTTCCGCCATGACCTCTTCTGTGGCGCGGTCCTCTACGGAAGAAACTTTCTCAAATGTTGCGTGGAACGCATTGCGCCAGAAACCGACCATCTTCCCAGACATATCTCAACCTTTCTGTCTTGGGATGATTATACGTTATCTGACTCGTCAATTGCCTTGTTGATAATGTCGCGCATTTGGGAGTTATCACGCATTGCCCCCTCGAGCCTCGAGACAACACCCTCGGCAGCCCTGAGCATCTTGTCCGCCTCGTCGTCCACGTTATTGCTCAGGCGGCTAAAGACCCACTCTTTAAATTGCTCGACAAGGGCGCGGTAGACAATGGACGCCTCTTGCTCGTCAAGCTCAAGAACGATTCTCGGCATTGTCCACCCCACTGACTTCATGCTTCATTGGCTTGCCCCACACGCCGCGCATAAGGGAGATGCAGATGATGGCGTAGTTTGCGATGTCAATGAAGGCGTCTTCGGCAACGGCGAGCTCATCAGCGGTCATCTCGTCCAGCACGACCTCCCCAGCAACAACCTTGCCGTGAAGCGTGTTCTTAATCCTGGACAGCTTGTCTTCACCAATCCTGGTGACAACACCGTGTAGGCCTTGCTTGCGGATGTTTTCCGGGCCATACCTTTTCTGGCGGTTCATCATGACGTCCCATGCCTCGCCGTAAAGCTTTTCAAACACCTCTTCAAACGTTTCTACTTCAGCCATTACTTGTTCCTCCCATTCACTAGCAGGGTTGCGTTGCGGATAACGTTAATGAGCGTTGGTCCCTGAATCATTATTGACGCGCCAATGATCTTCCACTTCTTTCCGGCAGAAACTCCTGAGTTATCCATGATAACCCTTGGCTCTTCACCTCCGTTCGCCTCAACGAGCGCAGTCCAGCAGCACTCAAGGCACGTACTGCGCGGGGTGTATGGAGCACCAAGGACGTGTGGCATGTTTGAGCTTATCGCTCCGTGGTGGCATACGTTTCCAGTGCTCATGCTATAGATCTCCCATCTTCTTCAGATTGATCAACGGCTCTTGCTTCTTATCGTAAGACCAAGAATCAAGGTCGCCAAGCCCGTCAAACCTATCGCCTTCTGAGGTGTAGACCTTTGTGCTCACTTTAAAATCTGGAATCTTAGGGCTCTTTGATACTGATGCCTCATCCATCCAGATAACGCGATTGTTGGGCTGCGCTGCAAATTGCCCGTTATTTAATCTTATAAAGTTATAAGACTTATGTTCCGCAGGAAGCGTAGCCCAGTCAGTTTCTAATTCATTAGGCTCAGATTGAATCATGTCGACGGTGAATAGGTACGTTCCCTTGTGCCATTCTCCGTAGGGGTCCCTGTACTTGCACGGCATATACTTCAGAACTGTTTTCTCAATGACTGCAAGATGGGTTGAGTTCACGTCCCACATCTGCAGTACTCCGAGCGGAAGGTCTGGGCTTGGCGTCTCGGGGCTACTTACGAATGCGCTGATAGGAAGCTTGTCGTACAGCGCGCCGTACTCCGGGAGAAACGCCTCAACGTACAGCGCCCGATGACGTAGCCCCTTCACTGTGACCCAGTAGCAAGGAGTGAACTCCCCATGCCCATCCTGATGGTCGCGCAGATACTCCTTGCGCACATAGCAAGAAATTGGCGGGACATTTGCAAGTGTTGCTGGCATCTTTACTCCTTCTATACCTCCGGGTTTCCGCCAAGCATTGTAATCCGCTCTGACATGATCCATCGTACCTCATCAAAGGAGAGCCTAAGTATTGACGATGCGTATTCTTCGTTTTCTGATTTTTCGCCGTACAGACAATATGGCTCAGGGTCAATCGGTTCTCTCGGCTCGTATATTACGTAATACTTGTCGGACTTGCCCATCAAAGCAAACGCCGCTTTTGACTTTTCAGTTAAACCACTCATCATAAGCTCTCCTTTCAATATCATATTATCACGAGCAGGGGAGATCTACGTTGCATGTACAAACGAACTAATGTACGGTTTGAAGCCAGGGACCAGAACGGCTTCTAGCGTCGTGTACCCGACACGACCCCCGGGTCTCTGTGCCGGGTTGGGTCGCCTCCCCCAACCCGGCACTCCTTTGCTAAAATGAATCTATGAGTATTGCAATTATTGTTCCATATAGAGACAGGGGGGCGCACCTGGCGGTCTTTCGCCCCCACATGCGCGAGTACCTCAAGGGAATCGATGCCCATATATTCGTTGTTGAGCAGCGCGGTGACGCGCCATTCAACAGGGGAAAGCTTTGCAACATTGGATTCCTTGAGTCGCCTCAATACACTCACGCAGTTTTCCACGATGTGGACATGCTTCCGATAAGCGCTGACTACTCACAGGCCACAGGCGCTTCGCACATTGCGAGCGCAGCATCACAGTTTGAGGGAAGAATGCCCTACCGCGAATATTTCGGTGGGGTGACAATGTTTGACCGCAAGTCATTTGAAAAGATAAACGGGTTTAGCAATGGATACTGGGGATGGGGACTTGAGGACGACGACCTGAGGGAGCGTTGCAAGACGGTTGGCGTACCGATCACCTTCCGGCCGGAAGGTAAGTTTGAAAGCCTAAGCCACCCAAAGCATGAAGGAAATCCGCCCGATCAAAGCATTACGCACTTCTCGCAACAGTCAGGTTCAATTTCCGCGATTAATTCTGACGGGCTAACAAGCTGCTCATATTCCATGGTGGACAGCAAGGCGGGATCGTTCACGACGTGGATGCTTGTTGATGTCGGAGCCTAGGGGGCGGGCTACTTGGTCTTTGGCTTAACGTGAACCCAGGAAGGCCACCTACCGCCGCTGCTCTTCCACCCTTCGCCCAGCACCTCTTGAACGGCCTGCTTAACCCCGGGCCAATCTAGGTCATCCCCGGCAATAGAGCCGCCAGGTTTGATCTTTGGAAGCCATGCCTCAATGTCGCGCTTAACAAATCGATATTCGTGACTTGCGTCAATCATGCAAAAGTCAACGCTTTCATCTGCAAACCCATCAGCGGCAACGTGCGAATCGTCAGTGACTATTCTTACGTACGTTTCAAGTCCGCATTCGGCAATATTCTTACGGCATGCCTGCTCAAGCGTTAGCCCCTGGTCCTTAAGCACCTGGATGGCTGCGGCGTGAACTGGCTCTTCGGGGCTGCCCTCGAAGTTGTCCACCGCAAAGAACCTGATGCTCTTGCCGGAGTCTTTGATTTTTGATGCCATGTATGCGGCACTGCGCCCGAGCCACGTACCAACCTCAACGAAGACTGCGCCATCCTTGGCCTCCTGAACCGCCTCGTCGTAGACGCTGCCAAAATTCATCCAGCCTGGGATTTTGTCCCAGGACATATCTTCACTCATTTTGGCATTATAACGCAATATCCATGTGCGGGGGCCTTCACGGAGCCTTTACGATTTGCTATGCTTGCACCGAAGACAACATGAGGAGGACACAATGGGAAAGAAGAGCAAGGCGAAGTTCCGTCAACAGGTCCCGCAGGGAGGGCCAGCCGAGCCGTCGCGCCCGCGTCCAGTGCTGGCCGTATACACCCCTTCTCTCACCGGCCATTTCGCCTATTCGTACGTTGGGACTCTCATCGCCCTGCAGCGAGCCTGCATTATGAATGGTGTTGGGTTTCGCTGGGGCACCGTAGTTGGTTCTTCAATTTTGCCAACAGCAAGAAACCGCTGTGTCGATCGCTTCCTAAAGAGCGACGCCACGCACATGTTTTTCCTTGACTCCGATGTTGGCGTTAGCGCACCTGACGTGCTGACGCTTGTTGCCCTCGACGTAGAGTTCTCTGCGATCCCCTACGCAAAACGAGTTGTAGATTGGGACAGGGCAGTTGATTCTGTTCAGGGAATTAAGAATACAAATCCACGCGTGCTGGCATCCCTGCTTGCAACGCCGGCATTCAACATGCCATTTGAGCAGGACGACATCCCTGATCTATACCTGCAAAACGGCCTTGCCCGCGCTAACAGCGTTGCGACCGGGGCGATGCTTCTCAGGCGAAGCGTGTTCGACAAGATGAAGGCCGCAGGGAAGGCGCCAGAGA